GAGATGGTTTTAAAAATTGTTTTGGATATGTTTAAAAAAGTACAGGATGCACCATTTGAAGGAACTGCTTTTGTACAAGAAAAAGCTATGAAGTTTTGTAAACAACAAGAACTTCAAAAGGTTATGGATAAAGCCCAAAAAATAATCAATCAAGGTGACTTCGAATCATATGACAAAGTTGAAGGATTGGTTAGAGAGGCTTTACAAGTGGGTGAAAGGGACACAGGTATCACAGATATTTTTTCAGGTCTTGACGACGTTTTAAACGACGATTTCAGACATCCAATTCCTATGGGTATCCCTGGCATCGATAGGTTACTAAAAGGTGGTTTAGCTAAAGGAGAAATTGGTGTAATTTTAGCACCAACGGGAGTTGGTAAAACAACAGTACTTACTAAGATTGCTAACACTGCGTTCAATATGGGATATAATGTTTTACAAATATTTTTTGAGGATAACCCCAAAATTATTCAAAGAAAACATTTTACCATTTGGACAGGAATTGAACCTGACAAATTGGCATTACAAAAAGAAGAAGTTATTGCAAAAGTTGATGAAATAAGAAATCAAATGCCAAACAAATTGGTTCTTAAAAAATTACCATCTGACACTATGACTATGAATCAAATCAAAAATCAGATAAGAAAAATGATTGCTGATGGAAATAAATTGGATATAATAGTTTTGGATTATATTGATTGTGTTATGCCAGAATCCAGTAAAACTGATGAGTGGAAAGCTGAAGGTTCTGTAATGAGGCACTTTGAGGCAATGTGTCACGAATTAGGGCTTGTTGGGTGGACCGCAACACAAGGTAATCGCTCCTCAATTTCCTCAGAAGTTGTTACAACCGACCAAATGGGAGGTTCGATTAAAAAAGCTCAAGTAGGTCACGTAATCATTTCAGTTGCGAAAACATTACAACAAAAAGAAATGAAACTTGCCACAATTGCAATAACAAAATCACGTATAGGTTCTGACGGGATTGTGTTTGAAAACTGTAAATTTGACAATGAATTACTCGAAATCGATACTGAAAGCTCAACAACCTTCTTAGGATTTGAAGAACAAAAAGAAGAACAACGTAAGGATAGAGTTAAAGAATTGTTGGAAAAACGTAGACAAAGGGAGCAACAACAAAATCCGCAGAATTAACAATATAAATATCTTTTACTTTTAGAAAAAAAACTCTTATTTTTGTGGTGAAAATTATGTCGCCACAGCAATAAACATATATTTATAATCAAAAATAAAAGATTTTTTCAAATAAATTAAAACAACAACAAATTATAAAAATGGACATTTCAACAGAAATTTTATCAGACATTACGGTCTATATGAAGTATGCTAAATACATACCTGAATTAAACCGTAGAGAAACTTGGCAAGAACTTGTTACAAGAAATATGGATATGCATATCAAAAAGTATCCACAACTTGAAAACGAAATCAGAGAGAACTATAAGTACGTTTACAAAAAACAAATTCTTCCTTCGATGAGAAGTATGCAGTTTGCGGGTAAACCTATTGAAATTTCTCCTAACAGAATTTACAACTGTGCATACGCACCCGTGGACGATTGGAGAGTATTCTCAGAAATTATGTTCCTGCTTTTAGGTGGAACAGGAGTAGGGTACTCTGTACAAAAACATCACACAGAACTTTTACCCGAAATTCATAAACCTAATAAAGAAAGAGGAAGAAGATATCTTATCGCTGACTCTATCGAAGGTTGGGCAGATGCTGTAAAACTATTGATGAAATCATATTTCTTTGGTGGTTCACACATTGAATTTGATTTTAGTGATATTCGTCCAAAAGGTGCAAGATTAGTAACTTCAGGTGGTAAGGCGCCAGGTCCCCAACCCCTGAAAGAATGTTTGATTAAAGTTGAAGGTATTCTTGACGGTAAAACAGATGGTGACAAACTTCGTCCAATTGAAGTACACGATATTGTTTGTCATATTGCAGATGCGGTATTGGCTGGTGGTATTCGTAGAGCGGCGCTTATTTGTTTATTTTCAGCATCAGATGACGAAATGATTTCTTGTAAGAGTGGTTCTTGGTGGGAAAAAAATCCACAAAGAGGAAGAGCTAACAACTCAGCAAACTTACTCCGTCACAAAATTACTAAAGAATATTTTATGGATTTGTGGGCAAGAATCGAAGCAAGTGGTGCTGGTGAACCTGGTATCTACTTGTCTAATGATAAGGATTGGGGAACAAACCCTTGTTGTGAAATTGCGTTAAGACCATTTCAATTCTGTAACTTAACAGAAGTTAATGTTTCAAATCTTGAGTCACAAGAAGATTTTGAGTCTCGTGTAAAAGCAGCTTCGTTTATTGGTACACTTCAAGCTGGTTATAGTAACTTTCATTACCTACGTCCTATTTGGCAAAGAACCACTGAAAAAGATGCTCTTATCGGAGTTTCAATGACAGGAATTGGTTCAGGTGCTGTATTAGGGATGAATATGAAGGTAGGTGCTAAAGTGGTAAAAGAAGAAAATGAAAGAGTTGCATCTATCATTGGTATTAACAAAGCGGCGAGAACAACAACTGTAAAACCCGCAGGAACAACATCTTTAACCTTGGGAACTTCATCAGGAATCCACGCTTGGCACAACGATTATTACATCAGAAGAATTCGTGTTGGTAAGAATGAATCAATGTATAAACATTTGGTTCAGAATCATCCTGAATTGATTGAAGATGAATATTTTCGTCCACACGACACCGCGGTAATTTCTATTCCTCAAAAATCACCTGAAGGTTCAATCTTAAGAACTGAGTCACCAATCCAACTTCTTGAAAGAGTTAAAAAAGTTCATAACGAGTGGGTTAAATTTGGACACAGAACTGGTAGTAATACACACAACGTGTCTGCAACTATTTCGGTTAGAGACCACGAGTGGTCGGCTGTTGGTAATTGGATGTGGGAAAACAAAGATTATTACAATGGTCTTTCAGTTTTACCCTACGCTGGTCACACATACAAACAAGCACCATTTGAAGATTGTTCAAAAGAAGACTACGAATCAATGTTGGCGACTTTGAAAAATGTTGACCTTTCAAAAATTGTAGAAGTTTCAGATGAAACTGATTTGTCAGGTGAGTTGGCTTGTGCTGGCGGAGCTTGTGAAATTACTACAGTATAAGAATGAATGAGTCCAATAATAACAAAGGAGGGGTCCAACCCCTCCTTTTTTATTTTTATAATGGTAAAGTAGTCTTTACTGAAGAATATCATAAACTAAGGGGTCATTGTTGTGGTAATGGATGTAAACATTGTCCTTTTACTCCAACACACCTTAAAGGGTCCTCTACAATTAAAAAATAATATTTCTATATTTATAGAGTATGGCAGACGGCACTACGTATGGTTTAAATTTTCCATTTGAGGATTCTAATAAGGGAGACTACCTTTTATTAACTGAAACTGCGGCAGCTCAAATTCGTTCTGATTTATTGCATTTGATACTTACAAGACGAGGTTCAAGATATTATTTACCTGACTTTGGAACAAGATTGTATGAATTTATTTTTGAACCGTATGATGGTCTTACAGAAAATGCAATCGAAGCCGACATAAGAGATTCTGTTGAAAAATTTATGCCGAATTTATTGATTAACAGAATCGCTATAGAACCAGCCGACCCAAGTGTTGAGGTTGAATATGCGAAAGGTAAACAGTTAGTAGGCACAGGCAAGGACCAAGTATATAGAGTACCTGGTAAAGGAACCTCTGAGTATACCGCAAAAGTTATAATAGATTATAGTGTAGATAATTCGGCGTTCGCACAAAGCGATTTCGTCATCATCAATATTTAAGATTATATGGCAAACAGAACAATATCCTACACGTCGAGAGACTATGAGAGCATCAGGATAGAACTACAAAATTACGTTAAAAGTTATTATCCTGAGTTAATTCAGGACTTCAATGATGCTTCGGTATTCTCTGTGTTTTTGGATTTGAACGCTGCGGTTGCTGATAACCTTCATTATCATATTGATAGAAGTATTCAAGAAACTGTACTACAATACGCTCAACAACGTTCATCAATTTACAATATTGCCAAGACGTACGGACTAAAAATTCCGGGTCAGAGACCTTCAGTATCTGTTGTAGATTTTTCAATAACAGTACCGGCTTTTGGTGACAAAGAGGACGAAAGATATTTGGGAACACTTACAAGAGGTTCACAAGTTTTTGGAGCGGGTATCGTTTTTGAAACTTCTCAAGATATAGACTTTGCAAATCCATACAACAGTTCGGGATTTCCAAACAGATTAAAAATTCCAAACTTTGATGCAAACGGTAATTTAATTAACTACACAATTACCAAAAGAGAACCCGTCGTAAATGGACTTACTAAGGTTTTCAAAAGGGTAATTGGGCCAGGTGAAGTTATTCCATTTTTTGAGTTGTTTTTACCTGATAAAAATGTGCTTGGTATTACAAGTGTTTTACTCAAGAACGGTACAAACTATACAAACATTCCAACCACGGCAGAATTTTTAGGTTTAGCCAATAGATGGTATGAAGTTGACGCTTTAGCTGAAGATAGAATTTTTATTGAAGACCCAACTAAAGTATCCGATGACCCTGGTGTGAAAGTTGGTAGATACATTCAAACAAACACAAGATTCATATCTGAGTTTACACCTGAGGGTTATTCCAAACTTACATTTGGTGGAGGTTCAACATCTGCTCAAGACCAACTAAATGCTTTTACAAATTTGGGAATTCCAATTAATATACAATCATTACAAAATAATTTTTCTTTAGGTTCTACCCTAACCCCAAATACAACCCTTTTTGTTCAATACCGAATTGGGGGTGGTTTAGCAACCAACTTAGGAACAAATGTTATCAATCAAGTTGGTACAGTATCTTTTTTTGTGAATGGACCATCTCAGACAACAAATTCATCTGTAATCAACTCTTTAAGATGTACAAATCCTATCGCAGCAATTGGGGGTGCTAATGTTCCTAACGTTGAAGAAATTAGAAACTATGTTTCATTCAATTTTTCAGCACAAAAAAGAGCCGTAACTGTTAATGATTATGAATCTTTATTAAGAGTTATGCCAGCTCAATTTGGGGCACCTGCAAAAGTTTCTGTGACCGAAAATAATAATAAAATCCTTATCAATTTATTATCATACGATTCATCGGGAAAATTGACAAATATTGTATCAAATACTTTGAGACAAAATGTTGCAACATATTTGTCCAATTATCGTATGATGAATGATTACATCTCAGTGATTTCTGCTGAGGTTATTGATTTAGGAATCGAGATTTCAGTTGTGTTAGATGCAACGCAGAATTCGGGTCAAATTGTATCAGATATTGCAAATAGAATTTCGGATTATTTCAATCCACAAGTTAGACAATTAGGTCAAAATGTTTATTTGTCAGAACTTAAAAGTATTATCCAAAACCAAAATGGTGTAATCACGGTGACTGATATTGTTGTGGACAACAAAGTTGGAGGACAATATTCATCCGCTCAAACATCGATGCAATATTCAGACCCAGAACTCAAGATTATAAGACCTGTTGACGACACAATATTTGCCGAACCTGTTCAGGTTTACCAAATAAGGTATCCTCAAAAAGATATTAAAGTTAGAGTTAAAAATTTCCAAAATGTTTCTTTTTCTTAACAACTTTATTTAAAACTCGTTTAGGTTATTTTTTTAATAGGCAAGGCATTTCATAAGAAATTCCAAAATAACTATTTATCATAAAAACCTTAATGGGAAAGTCGTATAGGATACCAACACAAGTCGGCGTAAACAAACAAATAAATTTACAATTAGAACAGGATTTTGAATTCTTAGAAATCCTGTCGCTTCAAATTGGGCAGAGTCAAATTTATTCACGTGATTGTTCACAGTATGGTTTACTAGTTGGTAGAGTTGTCGCTAACGGTGGTTTAGGTATTGCTAATGCAAAAATCACAG